TATATATGCGAGAGTCGTACAATCCTACCTTTAATTCTGCTAGATGTCGTGATATGGCGGATGGTGATACTGGGTCTGAATGCTTTAATTCTGGCTCCACTTCTTGTGTGAGGATTAGAGGCTTACGGAATCGTTCTGGGTCTTGTCCTAAATCGTTGCTTGACATATATGTTTATTTAACCTGGATTACGGAGGTGGAGCATTTTAGCATAGTACCCCATCCTAAGGATTTTGGAAACAAAAATATACCCTTTGCCCTACAAATTTGGGCGACACGATCCGTACGGATGACCAGGCAGGGGACAGAGCAGGATCTGAAACAATATGGCCTGCTCGTATTGTGTTTACCAGACATTACCAAACCTTACCAACCATATTCATCACCCGTACGCTTCCATGGCAAGTCAGAACCGTTTTACCAATCTTTACCAGGATATCAATGTGGATCTATCGTTGGTAAGGTTCTTACCAATCTTTACCAATCTCAACCATTTGACATATACGAATATGATGCTATAATGAACACTATAAACAAGGGAGGAACTATTGAAAAAATACATTAAAATAGAACAAGGAACCTATCGTAATAAGGACCAGTCAGGTCGTATATTTCCGATAGTGAAAGACTATCAGAAGTTCGCAGGCAAGCCGGGTGGATTCGTCACCGTTGCTGTGACTGATATGAGCGACTACGAGGGCCTGGATAAGGTGCGGATCAATGTGGGTAGCATTGGTGATATCAGGGTAGTTAATGAGGGCGAATACATACGATTCAGAGACGAGTTCAAAGGTGGGGCTACCCAGGAACCCAAGCAGACGGAGACCGATGAAGAAGCGATCGGCCGTATAGAAGCACGATTCGAGATACTGAATGAGATGACCGAAGCAGTGGCACAGAAGAAGGTCCGGGCGATGATCGTTAGTGGACCGCCCGGTATTGGTAAATCTTATGGTGTTGAAACGACCCTGGAGAAGTATAGCACCTTCGATGACATAGCAGGATCCAGACGGAAGTTTGAGGTGGTCAAGGGTGCAATGAGTGCCGTGGGATTATACAAGAAGTTATATGAACACGCCGACGCAGGCCATGTGGTATGCTTCGATGACTGTGATGCCATACTGTATGATGACCTATCGTTGAACCTGCTCAAGGCGGCATTGGACACAGGTCGTAAGAGATGCCTGCATTGGAACACAGAGTCCAGTGCATTACGGAATGAAGGTGTGCCCAATTCGTTTGAGTTCAATGGCGGTGTTGTGTTCATTACCAATGTGAAGTTCGACAATGTCAAGAGCAAGAAGTTGCGGGATCACCTGGAGGCATTACAATCTAGATGTCATTACTTGGATCTAACCATTGACAGTATGCGAGATCGTATGCTTAGGATCAAGCAGATATGCAGACAAGGTATGCTGGACAAGTACAATATGGACCAAGAGACACAGGCAGATCTGGTGCAGTTCGTATTCGATAACAAGGCCAACCTACGAGAGATATCATTGAGAATGGTATTGAAGATAGCAGACCTTTGGAAGATGGCACCAGACAAGTATAAACAATTGGCTTCTCAGACCTGTATGAGACCAGGAGGAGTAAACACATGAGTGGATTAGAAGTTGTGGGTGCAGTATGGATCACCCTGTTGATACTCGACATACTATTATAGAATTCTCGACCTCCCTTGAGAATAAAGGTAGGCCCTGTGTGCATTATAGCATAGGGCCTATTCTTTTGAACCACGACACACAATCAAGAATGGTAGGCATGGTGGCCGGAGGTGGCACCAGGGGCTTCAGGATTATAAAATAAAAACGGTAATTTTTTTTGGTAAGGGGTAAGAATCACCAGGTGGCCGATAAAATACCCCCTATATAAAAAAAATGCACAAGTGCTGTAAAGGGCACTATACCGGTCTCCCAAAACGGGTCATAAAAGCAACCTGGGTGGTGTGTACCTCAGATCTAAAAAATTTGCACAGCATAATTATATGGGCACTTATACCCGCCTGTATGTCCGTAAATACTTTACAATGTTCCGCTTACTGGTTATGTTCTTTCTAATAGCAATACTGATCAGCATAGTTCTGGGCTACTATCACAAAACTCTCATATGGTTATGATCAAGACTGCGTTGTGGATAATACTGTTCTTTACACTGCCCGGAGTGGTCATGGGTTTGGTGTCATCTTACAGAGCAGGGCATAGGCCACACGAACCGATCACTCGTTGGTGCAGTACACGAGTGCGAGAGATCCCCTTGCGTTTGATCTGGAGGCACTGCAAGAGTTATTGGATGTACTACGGCATGGTCACACTGTTCGCATTGATGCTCGTGCTGGAGAGTTAGATTACCAACACATACAATTAAAGGTTGCTATTAAGATAAATATGTCGTACAATCCGAAGCGATCATCGGCCGATGGTCGCATTATCATAATCAAACTAACAAAGGGAGATAAAAGGATGAAAATGACAAAGAAACAAATGGGCCTAGGTGTGGCAGTAATTGCGGCACTTGTAATATTATGGTCTGTATTCAAACCTGCACCGGCAGAAGCGGCTGACGTTGACTTCACATTTGGAGCAGAAAGAAAAGTAGAGGCTGAAACTAACGCCATGTACTTGGATTCACACGTGGATCTGTGGGCAGGCATCGGTGCTACATCTGGTCTGAATTATGATGTTGACGACAATATGAATGCAACATTTAATAGTTTTGAACTTGACTTTGACAAAGACATTGGTGAGAGAGCCTCTGTTTATGTTAATAACGATTTTGATGTGAACTTAGATCACACTGAAACTGTTATTGGCTTTAAATTAAAATTCTAAATTTTAATCTAACACACAGGGTTGGTTCCCGCCTGCCCTGTGTGACACACTTCCAAATTACTTTACCAAACATCATTGACAACTGTTGTGCATATGCTATAATATCAGTACTATGGGCAAGAAAACATATCAGTTCTATCCGGAATATCAGTTCAGTGGATGGGTGTTGAACATCATCAGGGTGATCGTCAGCATAGTGGCCTGTGTGTTGTGTTTCTTCATAATACTGCCACTCGCTATGTTGATACTGGGCACAAGATGGATTGTGAAAAAAGTTTACCAAATGCTCTTGTATTTTAAAAAATAATGTTTATATAGAAGTTATGACAAAGATTATAGGAATAGATTTAGGAACAACCAACTCTTGCGTTTCTGTCATGGAAGGTAGCGGAGCGAAGGTTATAGAGAACGCAGAAGGAAACAGGACCACACCATCAGTGGTGGGTTTCGGAGACGAGCAACTGGTGGGGATGCCTGCCAAGAGGAACGCAGTGACCAATCCCACAAACACGATATTCGCGGCCAAGAGATTGATAGGTAGAAAATTTGACGGCGACTCTGTGCAGAAAGACATCTTGACTTCCCCTTTCAAGATAGTCAAAGCAGACAACGGAGACGCTTGGGTAGAAGCAAAAGGCGAGAAGTATTCGCCATCGCAGATATCCGCATTCGTTTTACAGAAGATGAAAGAGACAGCAGAGAAGTATCTAGGACAAGCAGTGACCAAAGCGGTCATCACTGTGCCTGCGTATTTCAATGACTCACAGCGACAAGCGACCAAGGACGCGGGTAAGATCGCAGGACTTGAAGTTGAACGTATAGTGAACGAACCAACAGCGGCCGCTCTCGCATACGGCCTTGACAAGAAGAAGTCAGGCACAGTTGCAGTGTACGACCTGGGTGGTGGTACGTTTGACATATCCATATTAGAAATAGGTGACGGAGTGTTTGAAGTTAAGTCCACAAACGGTGACACATCATTGGGTGGTGAAGACTTTGACAATGTTATTGTTGATTACCTATTAACAGAATTCAAGAAAGACAACGGAGTCGATCTAAAATCGGACAACCTTGCTCTGCAGAGGGTCAAGGAAGCGGCGGAGAAGGCCAAGATAGAACTATCATCTGCGGCACAGACAGAGATCAATCTACCTTTCATCACTGCTGACAAAACAGGACCAAAGCATTTGAACATCAAGATGACTAGAGCAAAACTAGAAGCACTGGTCGAGGACCTAGTAATGAAAACACTGGCACCTTGCAAACAAGCATTGAAGGATGCCGAACTACAGGCCAGCGACATAACAGAGATAGTGCTTGTTGGTGGTATGACTCGTATGCCGAAAGTTACGGAAACAGTCAAAGAGTTCTTTGGCAAGGAACCTCACACAGGAGTTAACCCAGACGAAGTTGTGGCGATCGGAGCCGCGATACAGGCCGGAGTACTACAAGGTGACGTCAAAGATGTATTACTGTTAGATGTAACTCCTTTATCATTGGGCATTGAAACACTAGGTGGTGTCGCAACCAAACTTATTGAAAAGAACACAACCATTCCCACAAAGAAAAGCCAAGTATTCTCAACAGCAGAAGACAATCAAGCGGCAGTCACAATCAGAATTGTACAAGGTGAAAGAGAGATGGCGGCGGACAACAAGGCACTGGGTAACTTCAATCTAGAAGGCATCGCACCTGCTCCACGTGGAATACCTCAGATAGAGGTTGCGTTTGACATAGACGCAAATGGTATTGTCAGTGTAAGTGCAAAAGACAAAGGCACAGGCAAAGAACAAAAAATTACTATACAAGCATCAGGCGGACTATCAGATGACGAGATAGATAAGATGGTAAAAGAAGCAGAAGCAAACAAAGAAGCGGACAAACAAAAGAGAGAAGCAGTTGATGTAAAGAATCAGGGAGATACCCTAGCACACCAGTTGGACAAGCAGTTGAAAGAACACGGTGATAAACTGTCAGCGGAAGACAAAGCCAAGATTGAAGCGGATGTCAATACTCTAAAAGAAGCATTGAAGACATCAGATACTGATGCAATCAAAAATAAGATCAAGGATCTAACAGAATCGGCTATGAAATTGGGAGAAGCAGTATACAAAGAACAGCAAGAGCAAAAGCCAGCAGAAGAAAAACCCAAGGACGACAATGTCGTTGACGCAGATTTTGAAGAAGTCAACAAAGACAAATAACACATATCATACGAACCCCTAGCACAACATATAAATACAACTGTGTTTTAATAAATACAAGCATTAAAAGGAACTAAAAACTATGGCAATAGAAGTAGCAAAAACTTATACAAGACCAAACAACTCCAAAGGTTGGTTTTCTGACACTCAAGCAGGTAAAACAGCGGCTGAATCAGTTGCAACTCACATGGCAAACACTTATCTTGACAATGGACAAATGAAAAGAAAAGTGGAATACCTAAGTGAGAATCAAATCAGAGTAACACAACGTTGGGTTAACCAATCAGTTAAAGATGCTTTTGACTCAGATGCGGCACTGGCTGACATCAAAGCAAAAAGAATCGCTCATTGTGAAGCAAATGTAATCACAATAGCGACAGGATCAGCAACTGAAGTTAACAGTGTTAGTTTTGGTAGTTAATACAAAATAGTATTAAAACTAATACGCAAGGACTCTATCCTTGTGCGTTCCTCATATCCTAAAACTATTTGACCTAAACATCAAATCATCATATAATATCAATGTATCCATGGTGAAAGTATAGACACCCATTGAGTCAGGCGAGAGTCAAATCAACTGGAGTTTCCTGTATGCAAGAGCAGGTGGATGCACTAAACGGTCTGAAGAACCACCCGGTGTTGTCTTCAGCAATACCGGGTATATAAAAATATGTTTAATAATGTAAAAGGTAGTTGGCCAAGCGAAAAAAGATTTATACTTTGTTCTTGCGACGAAAGATACTTTAAAGTTTATTTCAAAAGATTTTACGATACGTTCACTGAACTATGGCAGTTGCCTGTACACATACACATAATTGATCCTAGTGAACAATCTCTCAAATGGTTGGAGAGTAAACAAATATCTCATACCCACTGCAACACAAACGATTACGAGTGGAAAGTGGCAGTAGATAAATTTCGAATAGCAACGGAGAGAACCAACGAAGATAGTGTTATAAAAAAATGGATATACGAAAGTTATACACAATGCCAACGTTTTGTTTTGTTAGGATACAATATGAGATCCGACCAATCAATAATTGTTGCCGATGTTGATGCATATGCACAACGAGTACCGAACAGGAGATCCAGAAAAGAGTTATTCAAACAAACAGCATTCTCAAAACACGGAGGTAGAATAATGGCAACGTTCTGCCATTTACATCCAAACGATTTATCTAAAATTCGAAATGTCGCTGAAGACATTGTACACACAGCAAACAACGATCATTTCCAAATTGGTTTAGACCAAAAGGCATTATTGAAAGTTTTTAATCAAGGAGTTTGGACCAACCTAGATAAAGATTGGATTAGACACTTTGATGTAAAAGATGAAACAGACAAGCAACACCATTCACGTTGTTACGTATATCATGAAAAAGGTCTACGTGGTAAAGACTTTAATGTCAAATGGACATCTTGGTAGTGGTTGACAATGATAACAATTTAAAGTAATATTAATTTATGAGCTCACTTGTACCAATAGTTATAGAACAAACTAGTAAAGGAGAAAGAAGTTACGATATATTTTCTCGTTTGCTGAAAGACAGAATTATAATGCTTGAAGGACCGATTGGTGAACACACTTCATCAGTTCTTTGTGCCCAATTATTATTTTTAGAATCACAATCTCCATCAAAAGATATTACAATATACATAAACTCCCCAGGAGGATTAGTTACAGCAGGTATGGCCATTTATGATACTATGCAATATGTCAACTGTCCTATACAGACTATCGTAACAGGACAAGCCTGCTCAATGGGATCATTACTTGCATCAGCAGGCACAAAAGGAAAAAGATTGATGTTACCTCATTCGAGACATATGATACATCAACCTTTGGGTGGTGCTAGAGGACAAGCAACCGATGTTGAGATACAAGCGAACGAACTGTTAAGATGGAAGAAAGAGCTTACAAAAATTTACGAGAAGACGACAGGACAACCATACGATAAGTTAAAAGACGATATGGAAAGAGATAAGTTTATGACTTCGGAAGAAGCAGTGGCTTACGGACTAGCAGATAAAATTGTATCTTCGAGAGCAGAGGATAACAAGTAAGATGTTTAAAAAGCCTGCTAACACTAAAGTATGGCGAATTTTAAAAAATAATACAGTAGATCCTGCTAAACATTTAGAAAATTTTGTAAATAAAATCTATAAAGAAGATTGGATAACTGGATATAGAAGATGGCAAAAGACAAACCAAAAACGAAAAAACCATACGCAAAAGTAAGATTGGTTCCTGAGGATTCAAAAATGAAGGACCACGGCTTTTATTACTATGCGATGAAACCCACTAAAGGTGAAAAGAAAAACCAAAAACTCAGAGTTAGAAAATACGATCCAATCACTAGAAAGCATATATGGTGGGTAGAAAAAAAATTACCACCACACTCTAAATAATAGTTGACTAGTTCAACAATTAGCATTATTATTATAATATGTCAGAATCAAAAAGAACATACGACGATCATAAAGAGCACGGTAACGATATGACCTACGAAAACGAAGGGTCACGTGATCTTTCTCCAATGGTGCAAATCTCTTTGAAAGAATACGACAAGTTAAAAGACAGAGCAAAATATATCACAGATAAAGATATGATTGCTTGTATAGATAAAATTGAAGAACTTGTTAGAGCATTGAGAAAACACATCGTTAGAACAGATCTAGATTAATATCTACACATATTATTTTGGACTTAAGAATTCTAAATAATTGTGTGTACACTCTTGAAAAACGAAAACTAATTTACATCATGACTCGTAAGATGGTCTGGAGACACACTCATTGTCTCACTCCTGGTCCAGGCACACCTTTATGGTTTGACCCAACATGGGTAATTGATAAATGTGAATTATGCAGTATGGATATTGATAGTCAAGATTGGTTCAATAATTGTTCTTACAATCAATCACAAAGAAGATTATTCGACAATATTAATCTCGACAGGAAGTACTGGCACAGCCATTAATACTTTACGTTCTTCAGGATAAGTTATTGCTGTAGGCATTACAAATGTTTGATTAGTTGTAGCACACCCGGACAACACTACCAAACATAGATACCCAAATATATAGCAACGCCAATTATAATTAACCATGTTAACCATTGACTCATTATTCTAATATTATTGCTTTGATTGACTTCTGACCCATGTAAATCTCTGTCTCAGCCTTGGCTTTGATGCATTGGTACTTGACACTTTCATTGTATTGTCTTTCTGCTGTACGTTTGCCTCTCAGGCACTTGGCCATTGACTCTTGGATTCTGTGTTCCGTGATCTCTCCGTTGACCAACATCAACAATGCGAATACTGTTTCTATCATTAGTGTGCTTCTCCGTTACCGTTCTTGTAAACTATTTCCCTGTCAGCATCTTTGAGTGCTTCGATGTTCACCTGTGCTTTCTCCATCTGCTTGTTTAAGAATTCAATATTAATTTTGTTATTTGCCATGCTGTCCAGATGCTTCTGCATTCTCTCCACAGTGGTGTAAAGGTCTTCTATCAGCATGAACTGTTCTATGTCCTGTGAGCTCTGTCCTAACTCACCTCTTGGATATTTGATTCTGAATTCGTTGTTCTTCTCAATGTCTGCTGTGAGTTTCTGTTCTGCGTGTTCTAGATCTTTTGTAAGTGATGCGTTTTTCATCTCCAATAATGTAAGCCTCTCTACTAGGCCAAAATATCCCCATACCCCGACTGCGACTGCGGCCAGGATGGAAAGTAAATTCCGCATAGGCATTGATATTGATGTTGAATCACTGATCTTCATAATAATAGTATTTATTCGATATGCTATTTGCTTTTTCGGGCAGTCATACGTTTTTTAAGTACGTACTTCTTTCCTTTAATACGATACACGTTTTGGCTCTGTTTGCCGGGCGGATTGAGGATATCCTCGTACCCTAGGAGACAAACTTTTTTAATCCAGTTCCACATAGTAGAACCCCCTACTTAAAATATTACTTTTTAAAAGGATTTAAACTTTTAATACCTTTAGTTGCACCTTTTGTTGTTGACTTAACACTGGCACCTACTTTTTTAGTAAGGTCCTTTGCTTTACCAACAACATCAGGCATCTTAACTTTGGGTAATTTTATTTTTGGCAGTTTAAACATTACTTCTTCCACCACATTAGTTTCTTACTCATTGCACCTAGGTCTTCGAATTTTTCATTCACATACCAACCTGCAACAAAACCAATGATAAAGGCTATTGTTAAAAACATATTACCTCTCCTTATTACTGAGCTTCCACTGGAGCCGGTTGTCCTGACCAAAGCATCCAAGCGAATATGATTACCACTACTGCGGCACCAACCCATACTTTTTTATTTTTTAGAAAATTTTTCATTTCAAATCTCCTTATTGCTTACATTTTTTACAACCACAATCAGGACAGTCTCGACATTCTGTACAAGAACGTTTACAGTGCTGTTCACAACCGCAGTCATCACAAATGTATTTTATCATGTCTGTATTTACCTAGGTTGACGCATCAACAATTATGCATTATTATATATTATGTACGCACATAAAGGTAAATACGTCATATGAAGAACATAGGAATTATATTAATAGCATTATTATTAGTTGGTTGTTCTGTACCAAAAAGTCCAAAACTTTCTTTTGGAAAAAAGTGTGCAGTTCAAGGTGATCAAGTTGTTTGGTCACACGTTTGGATTTACGGTAAAGATACTGGTCTAAATGCAAACAAAGAAACTTGCAAACTTATCGAAAAATAAAATTAACACTATGAAGAATATATTCGGAATAGTTACAATAACAATATTATTAAACGGCTGTTCATTGCCATTGATTGGTAGTCTGTCGACAAGCACAGTAACAGGTGCGGCAACAGGAAACTATCAAAAAAGTGCATTGTCCAGTGGACTAGATCTTGCTGTCCATGGTGCAACAGGCAAAACTCCGAGCCAGCATTTATTAGAGTGGCATAAAGAAAGACGATGAATTTAATATATACCACGGCAGGAGTTTTAGCGGTTTCGATGATAATAGGTGGTACTGCATTTTTTATTGTAAGATTGGTATTATTGTAATGTATAAAATTTTAATTCTGGCTTATCTTATCACACAAGATCCTATTGCTACACAGCAAACATTTCAAATGGAAAGAACTTTTAATACAATGGAAGATTGCAAAAAAGAATTATTGTTGCAATCAAGAAACAACGGAACATACGATGTACTGTGGGAATTCGTAGAAGACGGAAACTTCAAATGGGATTGGCTGTTGGCAGGATGTAAGAATGATGCTACCGGTGAAGAGTTCAAAATTGAGCCATCATATCCAAAAGGGAAACCTAAAGAGCTTGAAGGATTAGACTTTACAGATCAACGTCTAGAGATTTAAAAAGTTATAAACATTTCCTTTTCAGTTGGTGCATTATAAACAATTCTATAAAACCCATTTTACCTGTAAAGACTTTGCCAAATTTTAGTTTGGCAATCATTAGATGTTTCTCGTCGGCATACAGATCTATGCAGTTACGAGATTTTATATGACGTATTTTTAATACTTTTTTTTTGTGTAGGTATTCTACAAAAGGTGATTCTGTTACAATTAATTTTTTAGCAAGTTCGAGCGGAACATTTTCATTCCATCCTTGTTTTAGTTTCATTGAAAAGAATTTTTTCATAGCAATACTTACTCATTATGGGCAACCCACATTGTGAATCCTATTTTGCCGTCACTACAATAACCGCTGGTATGTAGTTGTGCAGAATCAAACATGAATGCAGAACCAACTTTCCAATTAAAAACATTTTCAATACTCAACCCGTGTAGTTTCTTTTTGCCATATCTAATGTGTCTTAAACAACTATCAAACTGTTCTTGTGTAATTGACATCTTGTCGGTCATATATTCGATATTCTTACTGTTCCAATTGTACCAACCGGTTAACTTTTCTCCACCGTAATCATATTGATCAAATGTAACTGTGGTTGCTTCTCCAGGACACCATAAAGGAACAACGATTGTTTTCCAAGATGGAATGACATACTGCGGATTTTCAGTTGCCCAGTCTCTAAATTCTTTTCCATTGGCCGAAGGACATCCTTCTCTTGATGCACGTTCTATCTCTTCAGAACATCCAAGTTCTTCCCAGATCTCTTTCAGGTCCTCTGCTCTTTTACTTTCATACAATGAAACATCAGTATGCACAGTGTCCCATACATAATCTTTAGGAACATAATAAAACTTTCCGGGTAATGCTCGAAAATTATCTGTACCCAATGCTTTTTGAATTTTAGGTTGTAAAATTTCTTTTAGTTCTTCGTATGCGTATGAATATCTTAAATTACCAAGAGAAGTTCCATCAGGCACTTGTCCCTCGTTCTCCATTTGGCTGTAATCACCTTTGGCTTTTTCTCTGTGCCTATGATCCTGCCACCATTTGTAAAAGTATTGTATTTCTTCTGTGTTTAAAAAATTATTGATAACAGAGCTACTGCTCTTATTATCTTTCATAAGTTTGTAGTGCTTGGCAGATCTATGCGGCGGCAGTGTCATTTATATCTACAGAGTTCAGTAAAGCCGTTAGTTCAGGATCTAAATAATCTGCATAATTTTGATCTCGAGATTTATCAAATAAAACAATTTCACGTTTAACTAAAGTTAGATCTTCTTTGTTCTCTTTGATCCAATAATCAAAGTATCTCCTCATTTCGTCTCCTGCCTCGCTTTGATGTGTTACTTTTTCTTTACATTTTTTAAGATAATCAACAGGCAAGAACCATGGATATATTCCTCTGGTATCTGGAAATACAGGATAAGGTAAAAGTTCTCCGTCAATACTATCAACGTATTCGCAAGTATCCTGCATATTTGATAGATTATAAACTTGCATGGTAAATGCTACTGTTACTTTCTTTTTCCTATTCTTGACTAATTTTTTATAGTTGTTCATATTATCCTGAAACTCTTGCCAAGTAGAACCGTGTCGCACATAGTCATAAACTTTTCCTGTGCCATCGCAAGATATTGTAACCTTTGCAGTTTTAAATTCGTTAATCATATTACAGACTTTATCGGAAAAACATAATCCGTTTGTGTTGGTCCATAGTACTGTATTCTTTGCAGTCCCCATCTCTACATATTTTTCATATACAGCCAAACAGTGCTTGTCATAAAAAGGTTCACCACCTATAATTTTTAAGGTTGTGAACTGTTCGGTGTGGGCCATTAGGTATTCGTAGAATTTAGTTTTCTCTGTATAATGAGGAGTGCTATCCCACCAGAATGGTTTCATCCATTCAAAATCTACACTTGCATCTTTCCATTTCTTTTGATCAATCATTAATTTATTTGATTTTGTAGGAGTACACATTCTACACATTAGGTTGCAAGAATTACTCATTGTTAGATCGAGTGTGTTCAACTCTGCTTCTGGTTGATAAGGTGTTGTCATTCTAAATGAACGTTGTCCTCTTGCTTCTCTTTTCCAACAAGCATCGCAAGTTGGATTTTTAACGCCTGCTAGTAAATCACTTCTTAATTGTTTCATTTCTGGACTATTGAATAACTCATCGGGTGTAGGATCATCATTAGGCATCTGTAATCTTGCAGATGGCTTTATATGACAACAAGGTGCATACTGAATAATTTTTCCCCTCTTTATTTTTTTAACAGCAACTTGTTTGAACGGAAATGTACAATAGGTATCTTTCATTACCGATATTTATTGAAAATTATTGGTGGAGGATACTGGACTCGAACCAGCCACCTCCTGAATGCAAATCAGGCGCTCTCCCAGATGAGCTAATCCCCCCACACGTAATTATAGTCTGGTAGTCCCTAGGAGAATCGAACTCCTCTTTGCGAGATGAAAACCCGCTGTCCTAACCGATAGACGAAGGGACCACGTGGCGGAGCATACGGGAATCGAACCCGTGGTCTTCGCCGTGACAGGGCGACGTGTTAACCGCTACACTAATGCTCCGTGAGTGGCGGAAGGACTGAGATTTGAACTCAGGAAAGAGTTGCCCCTTTGCCGGTTTTCAAGACCGGTGCATTCAACCACTCTGCCATCCTTCCAAACCAAAATACTCCAAAATTACCAATATTGCCAAAAATACCTAATTAGGTGCGTTACTATGTAATGATGGTGCCGCTTCACGGATTCGAACCGCGGACCTACTGATTACAAATCAGTTGCTCTACCAACTGAGCTAAAGCGGCGTCACAGTAATTATACTACACTATAAACCACCTTTAGTCTACCTTTTAAACGCACATAGAAGCACGTATACGCATGGTAAAGTGTATCCTGGAGTAGTTATACATACAGTTAAGTTACCAATCATTTATGTTGTATTTGCAGGTCTGCTATGCTATTATCGTATAAATAATTTTTTAACGTTCATCCTTTAAAGGACGGAAGTAGGCATTATGCCGAAGGAACGCACCTAACTTAAAAAGGAGGGTGTCATGGGACGATTCGATCATTTACACAAAAAATTCCGTGAGCAAAGACTGAAAGAAAGAGCTAATAACTCTTTAGCAAGTTCGAGACCAGTAGTTGCTGTGAATGGAAATGGTACATCAGGATATAGAATCAAGCAAGGTCCAAACAAGGACAAAGTTGCCGGTCATATGTCTGTGATACACAAGAACAGCAAGATATAGTATCAAAGGTTGCATTAACTAAAAGCATATAGTATAGTATTATCCAACGACTAAAAATTTAAATAAGTGTGATGAAAAGATTACTATCTATACTAAAAACAATCATGAATTGGAAAATTTCTATTATAAGGAAGTATCCAGTGCTGTGTTCTATAATTGCTTGGTTAGAAGGAATTATCATTGGATTAATAATCTATCATTATTTTTTTCAAGTAAGATATAGTTGTTGTGTGGAATTAGGATAATATGGAATTTTTTAACTCAAAAAAATTTATTTGGATCATAATAATAATGATAGTTTGTTTAGGAATGTTTGGTTGTGCAAAACCAAAAGTAAATTCAGACCAAAAAAAACATACCACAATTGATACAATTGGTAAACTAGATTCTATAGCAAACGTATTAGGTTGTATGTTTGGATCATCAGATCCTATCTGCGATAAGAAAAGTTCTACTCAAGATAACGATGATGATTGGAAAGATCTAGATTCTAATTTGAAATAATATTATTATCGTCTACAAAATTTTTTAACAAGTACGCCCATTGGTGATGTCCTAGTTTATTAGGATGAGCATCGTCGTATGCTTTTCTTAAACCTTGTTGTGCCACGTATTCAAAATGTGATTGCACATAGTCTTGGTTTGGAACTTCTACTGTTTTATTAGACTTCATTGAATTATATATTTTAATATTTTCTTTAACGTGTTCTGAAGTTTCAAAATTAAAAAAATGTTTTTTATCAACAGCATCTTTTAATAGTTTTAGATCTCCGTCCTCTGGTAAATCGTTTGTTAATGCCCAATACATCACGTAAGGAATATTATGTAATTTAAAAAAATTTTGTAAAGTGAGAATATTTGTATACATTCTTATCGCAGATGACATATCTATATCCACATCTTTATCACGTGCGATCCATTCTTCTTCCCACAGTCTCCATGTCCCCCATTGATATGAAAATTTTGCTATTTCGCCTTTGATCCCTTTCATACCTTCTTTTGTTGGGCCTGATACATAATCCCACCTGTGCGAGGAAGACCAACCTATACTAACAAAGGTGTCTTTCATACGTTCAGGATTTTTTAAGAACCAATGCATTGTGGTTGTAACACATCTGTCGTTACCTCTACCACCCTTGGCTAAACTGACTGTTGGATTTAATTGTAATAGTTCACCTAGTTTTTGATGGCAACTCAAAAATGCTTTCTTGGTGCTGAAACTACAACCATTACTAAAATGATGTGTGATTTTCATATATGATATTTATTTGGTTTTTAGTCCTCTAAAATTTCTTCGCAACTGGCTCTAACAAAGTCTTTGTTTACACGTTCCATGAACTGCCATTGTGCTTGTACGCAAGATTCAACGTCAGGATGTACAATACGATACCAACCTTCTTTGTTCAGTTCCTCGGCAGTTTTCCAACCACCATCAGGTCCGCAACACACAAAAAAATAAACAACCAAAGCCCATTTCATATTGTACTATTTACGATCAGGATTGGTAAGATGCTCTAGTGTGATTACTTCAGTTTCGGGAAAGGTAAGAGTGTTATTGTTATCTTGTTCTGATTGTTTTTTGAACTTACGGGCGTTAGAACGTCTCTGTCTCTCTTCTTGTCTCTGTTGTTTCTTGAGAGATCGTTCTCCCTTTTGAGCCTTGTATGTATAGTGTATTCCCATATCTTTGTCCTAACATTGGCATTACTTATCAACAAATGCTTTCTCGTAAACAAAGTTTCCTTGCTGACTTAAACTGCCACCTTGCCAACCGTTTTCTTTTAACATTTCCATCATCTCCGAATTAAAGTCAGGTGATCCGCATAACATCACAGAATCATTCTCTGGAGTCATTGGTGGCACTTCTAGTTTAGAAAATACCTCTCCTGTTTTAATATGATCAGTGATCCTTCCTTTGTTTACCCACTCTTCTCTGGTCACTGTTGGATAATACTGAATAAATTCTTGCACGGCTAAATTAAAAAAATAATCATAGTATGCAAGTTCTTTTACTGTACGAACTGTGTGACACACTATAACTTTTTTAAATTTTAGATATGTGTCTGCATCTCTGCAAATACTAACAAAAGGTGCTATTCCAGTTCCTGTACCAATTAACCATAGTGTCGTATCATTTTTTAATGAATCACAAAGTAGAGTTCCAACCGGTTTAGGTCCTATTAAAACTTCGTCACCTTGCTTGATATCTTTTAGTTTAGATGTTAATGGACCATCTGGAACAACAATAGATAAAAATTCTAAATAGTCTTCTCCTGGACCACTTACTATAGAATATGCTCTCATAGTTTTGTTATCCAATCCTATCATTGTAAATTGTCCAGCATCAAATCTCAAACCTGCGTTACGTGTTGTTTTAAATGAAAATAATTTGTCTGAATAATGTTTTATTGATATTACTTTTTCTTTGTGCATACGACTATTTAAACTTGGTCGCTAATTGGTCGAAGCCATTCCGGCACACATCTAAATCACATTTGATAGCCTTTTGATGCCATTCCACATTTCTTAGAAGAACGTTTCCCAATCTTTCTCCTTGTCCACACCAGCCACGTCTTACGTTTCCTCTTTTATCAACAACAAATTGATCAACACCGGCGTTGCATCTCCAACCTTTATAGTTCCAGTTGTTTTTTATTCTTCCATCTTTTTTATCTACAAATTCTCTATTCATATCATGCCTTGCGTGAGTGTATCCATCGTACTTTAAATTTCCGGTATACATTGTTTGTTCTGGATCCCAGTCTTGTCCTTTCTCTTCAAAATAATATTTTAACTGATATGTTTTGTAAGGATAAAATTGAAAACCTTTGGTAAAGTTTGAAAACAAAAGTTTTAATTCTGTTTTGTATCCTTTGTTTTTAAGTATTTGATAAACGTGTATTGCTTTGTTCCATTGTTCATCGAGGTGTGTACAATGGACCATTACTTTAACTGCAAGTTCTTTTTCAATCAAAAAATCAATTACTTTTTCGATATGTTCTAGATTTGCAAATTCTGTGTGATAACTTATTTCAACTTGTGAAAAATAAATGTAATATTCTTCCCACCATTCTATACTGGCACTTCCGTTTGTGGTTAACTTGTTGCTTAATTTTTGATTACCCATACGTTGACAAATGGATAACAGTCCTGGATTCAATGTGGGCTCGCCTCCTACAAATTCAAAGGACGGTTCTCTATCTAACATTCTCAAAGAAGAAACTGTATATTGAACTGCGTTTGCAATTATATTAGGATCATCAAATTTGGAATCATTAGAATGTAAATTTGTTGGACAATACGAACAATCATAGTTGCACATATTTCCAAACAGCCATTGTATACGATTTATTTTAGGTTGTTGTTCCATTACTGTACGTATTTACGTACAACAATGCTTCCTTCATTGGCACTGCTTTTATAACATTTCCTTTGTCGTCGGTAGAAAATGCAACGTGAATTGCAGGACTGGGTGCTAAATTTTTACAATTTTCTAAAATAAAATCATAGTGTTCTCCGTATTTGTTCCACCAATAGTCTGGACCAAATTTCTGCATAAATTTTATTCCAGTAAAAAAATTATGCTTTGACGGAATAGAATCATTGTCGGTCATCCAAGTAACATATCCTGGCATAGGTGCTCTAGAATATCTCACTCCCGAACGATGTTCACTTATGCCATATGCTTTGGTTAGACTACAACTGACTGACTGTATTGCAGGATGATCTAAATCAAAAGTTATTCCTCTGCTACAAGGATACCATGCCGCATCAATGTGTACAGGAATATTTTCATCTAAACATTTTTGCAGTATCTCGGACATCTTAGGATGTACTCCGTAGTTCTCTCCACAGAAAGGCATTGAGATTAACAGCACATCACCGTTGGTTAAAGTTTCCAGCGTCCTCACTTTTACATCAGGGAACAATTGATCATGATAAAAATATTCGCCATCGAGTATTACAACTCGATTAGGATACATCATATACAGATCATTGATGGCCTGCGTGACACCTAGTATGATTCGTCTGTCCGGAAATGCATCCAAGTTAATTAATTTATTAGTTTTGTGAGATGTTAACCATTCAGTGAATGTTTGAACATAATGATCTATCGGGTAATTCCAAGAGTAGTCGATTGTTTTTAGATATGTACGCATCTCTTGATCATACATAGGACGTTTCCTTTTTGCATTTCTATCTATCAACGATTCTAATTTTTCAATATCCATTACATTAATTCTTTCAAATAACTTGCTTCGTCTTGTATTTGTATACCTCTAATTGTGTTTAGCCAATTGGTATAATCTCGAAAAACTTTTTGAGTTTTATCCATTGTTGTTACCAAAGCACTTTGAAGATTATCATATTTTTTGGAAACGTAATTTTCGTATGAATCAATTTGGTCATCCGGAACACAACCGAGTTCTTTCAATTCCGGAACGATTTCGTTAATGATTCTATCTTTATGAGTATCCGGTAACAAAGTCAATGCAGACATAAAAGGTTCCCACACAAAGTTAAAACTGCCGCCGTAGTTGTTGGGTGATAGGTCCTTGAAATATTTTATTGTGTCAACAACATTGAACACATTGTAGATACTGACAGTGACGTTTACATACACAGCATTTAGTTTTAATTCACTAATTTTTTTATAGTTGCTCACTATCTTGTCAAATGAATATCCCCTGATCCATTCGTATATTTTGCCTGTACCGTCTATGCTGATGTTCAACTCCACGTTGGTAAGTTTTGATAGGGTGTCCAGAGTTTTTTGAGGTATGTGTGTTATGTTGCTGACCAACACTATCTTTAGATCTGGTTTGATTTCACTAATACGGTTAAGTAGATTCAAACAGTTTTTATCGTACAACGGCTCGCCGCCCTTGATCATTAATACTTCTAGTGTGTCTAAACGATCCACTATACTGTCAACAAATTTTTTGGATAACGAAAAATACTTGTAGGGTTTGGAAGGCCAGTGTTTGTTGAGATCCATGTCTTTCCTCAGAGACTCGGGCAGAGATTTTTCCTGCTGATACCAACCAGAACTATGATTGTGATTACACATGGCACACGCCAGGTTACACTGATTGCTGAAATTGATTTCTATCTGCTTCAGGCTGTGTGTTTCTTTTTTGGATCTACGCCTGCCGTATCTCAATCTCTGGCTGTCCAACTTGACACGTTCTCTCCTGTGGCAAGAATTGCAGGCGGACACTACCTCTCCGCTGGACATCTGTTCTCGCATCTTCTTGAGGGGCTCTGAATTGAATATATCGTCTATGGTAATTTCATTTTGATTGAGGTCGGCTATGGGAAATTTATCAGACATATTCCACACAGGACAAGGTTGTGCATTACCATCTGCTGTTATTGTCAATGTCTCAAATGGATGATAACAAAAATATTTGTCTTTCGATAAATCTCTCATGGCAATTATTTAATAGTAAATATGCGTATGAAACTATTATTAGTTGGGTGCAGTTGGACCGCAGGCACGGATGCAGATAGACCTGCTCCGGCAGACTATCTAGACAACGGAAAACACGAAATATACAATGCCGGAATACAAGGATCGTCCATACATCTGCATAATTTTTTGTTAGAATCCTTGCTAACGCAGGTACAACCGGATCATGTGTTCTTCCAACTCACTGGAGCAAGAAGATACGGTTTCCAAACTTCCAAAATATCCCCAGACACTGTGTTGAGTGAATCGTGGTATGACGTGAAACCAAACTACAAAGCATTGAAATTACAGGACGGAATCAAACAGCATTTCCATATAATAACTCCGGGTAATGCAGACACGGAAGCAAAGAACAGGACAAACTTCCAAAAGACTGCCAACAGTGATTACAATGCCTGGGTGTTCACTGATATGTTTAGGCATCAGTTCGTGCAGGCACTTGCGTACACAAAACATTTGTTAGGGACCTACAGCCATACGTTCATAGATTCCAACAGTTCTTCAGGATACCAGGGAGATCCTGTGTTGCACAAACAGGTACAACAAGTGTTGGGTAAAGACCCAGTGTTACCATATGCAGAGATACCGGAGTACTCAAATTACATTGTAGACGATGGACAACATTTAAATCCGGCCGGAGCAAAATTATATTGTGAGAACATTTACAACACTCGCATACCGTCTCCTTCCAAAGACGAAACTCCAATGTTTATATTGTAAGAACATTTAAATTCACAAACCTTTTTACGCAAAAAAACGCTCTCGCTTTTTCTAAATTTACGCAACTAGTATATAAAAAAACGCGGTACGCCTTTGGCTACTGCTCTTCGTCTGAATGGAGTTCGTTAAGCAGTTGTCTTAATTTATTGCTTTGAACGTCTGCTTTAACTTTACCAGTGATATTATCACCTTTGGTTGGATCAGGTTCAGGTGGTTGTGCATCTTTTGGTATTGATGGTGTTACTTTGGATTTTTGTTTAAGTTGATCAAATACAGCACCTGATTGTTTTGTAACATAATTGTTTGATTCATCTTCGTCTAAACTTCTAATTCTTAATGTATCGATATCAAATTCTAAATCAACTTTTTGTCCAACACCCGAACTAGATCTAGTTTTCATAAACTGTATTTGATATCTTCCACGTTCTCTCATCGCTCTGCTTGTGAATATACCAATTACGTTATCTGCTGTTTGTATTTTAGATAATCCACCTGCTATGTGAGAATGATCAAATTCTATTTCTTCAACACTTGCTCTGTTTAACTGTGATGCTGTTGCAAGTAAACACTGTGATTCTACTGCAAAGTTTCTCAGTTCTTCTGACACATACTTGTCTTTAATAAACAAATCTGCAGGAGATACTTTTTTGCTTTTTGGCATCATTAAGTCAAGATAATCTATCAGTACTGCATCAATCTTCTTTTTGTTTTTTAGTTCTAATTCTTTGATATAAGTTTTTACATCTAAAATATTACAACCACTTGGCAAGTATTTTAACTGTAAATTACCTGCTTTTTTCTTTAACATCTTAACTTTCATTTCAACATCGTCCAATGATTTCATTACTTGTTTTGTTGGAATGTTAGTTGTCATTGCATCTATTCTCATAGCCGCAAGTGTTTCTGATAATTCAAAAGATATGTACACAACGTTCAAGCCAGCCAGTGCCCAGTTAACTGCAAGATTCTGTAAGAATAAACTTTTTCCAGCACCTGATCCGCCTGCAAAAATGTTTAGTTCACCTCGGTTAAATCCACCGAACAGTTTCTTATCAAGATTAGCCCAACCTGTGCTGACTTGTCCGTTTGAACTTTTTAAAAGTTCTAATCTACCTTTTGGATCTTCAAAGTAGTCTGTACCAATATCACGAGTCAATCCTATGTTGACTGCACTTTTGACCATGTCCTCTACTGGAGCATAATCACCTCTTTCAAGTAAGTCAGCCGATTGAAGTATTGCACTTTCTAGTGCCTTGTGTCTGGAAAACGTTTCAAACTCATCTAGTAACCAATTGAAATGAGAGGCATCTATATCGTTTGTGCCTTTTAATTTAATATCGTGTTTTGCATTTACTTGATCAACCTCTGGCATAATTTTATATTCTTCAACATAGTCTTTTATAAATTTTGCAACTGGTTGTAGTTTCCTATCAAAACTGTTTGGATTAAAAATGTTAGATGCTCTTGCAAATGCTTCAGCATCCGCTAGAAACATTTCTAAATACAACTTTTGAACATCAAAACTATACTCTGCCATACATCTTTCTCTTTAAATCTATTTTAAGTCTATTCGACTCTGTTGATTTTAATATTGATTGTATTGTAAACAATCTTCCATATTTTAACACAGCATCGGCGACATCGTCAACTCCTTGTCCCCATTCTGGAAAAGCAACGGACCATCTATATTCTATTGCTTGTTCAATAAGTTTAGACCCTGCTTTATCTTTATCTGGAACTACAATTACCTTTCTGTTTAGGTTATCAATAAGTTCTCTTTGTGTATCATTTACCTCTGATCCAAGTATACTGACTCCAGAAATGGAAATAGCATCAAATGGTCCTTCGGTTACAATTACAAATTGTCTTGACCAATCTTGTACATCCATATTGAATACATAGCCTGGTTGTACATCTGTGTAGTATTTTAGTTTGTCAATTTTTTCAAATAATCTTCCTGTATAACCAACCACATCACCTTTCCAGTAAAAAGGTATAATAATTCTTTTGTTAATATCAAATGTCATATCAGGTGAATACATAAAATTATACCAATCAGGACCAATGCCTCTGTCCTTAAGATAGTTTAACAATAAATCAATGTATCTATGCTGTTTGTCGGTTAGATCTTTCTTAAGATATTTTTCTAGCCAAATGTCAAGTTTGTGTGAATTCTTTGGCAAAGATTTTTTATTAAACGAAATAAATTTTTTCTTTTCAACTCCTGCTGTTTTATCTGCTTCCTCTAAACGCATAGCCTCAATGACCATTTTCTTAATAGTGTTATCGTCTATGCCCAACCAGGCCATCCACTTTTTAGTTTTCAAAGATATTTTTCTACCCGGTGTATATGAAGTTTTAAATCCACAATTAAAACAGTGAAAAGAAAGTGTACCATCTGGACTATTCATTATGCCTCCTCGTTTTCTTCTGTCAGTATTTTCTCCGTTGTGTACACAACAAGGTGCATTAAAGGCAATCCATCCCGAAGGAGTTTTCTTTTTACCCGCAGGTAAGGATGTCAGAATAGTCGACTGGATCAGGTTCATAAACTATATTTTAATGTCTATAAAGTATTTTGTCAACGGTTCCAGCATTACCAGATGCATTATCGTAAGAGAATCTTACATAAGTGTAAACACCGGTAAAGTTATAGTAGGTAATACCGGATAGGTCTGTGATGGAGTTATTTGATATAGTACTCCAATCAGCATCTGTTGTGGGTGTTGTCACCAACGAGCCTTGTATTTTAAAATTACCAGTGAAGCCTGTACCATAAACTGCAACAGTATGCAAAGCAGAATTACTATTTCTTCCTGGATATGCATAAACAGAACTTGATGTTTTTCTTGTTCCTGATGCTGTTAATAATCCTGTAACATCAGTACTAGCCATAAAACTTGGAAATGCTTCACCAGATACTTCTACAGTACCAGAAGCATTATATCCTGTGTCAGTATATGTTACCTCACGTGAGTTGTCGCTTTTTACTTCTCTAATTGCATAGTTGTAAAATTTTGCATCTAACGTTAGAAGATCACCTTCAGTGATAGTAACTGATGCTTGTCCTTTAGATGATTGAGTACTTCCATCATCCAGTACAGTTAGATTTCTAGTTAAAACAGATTCATGACTTTCTGTATCAATTAAATTAAACTCATAAGTTTTGCTTGTGATAGTTTGAGCTTTTTGGTCCTCGTTTTTGAACGTAAAAGTTATAGGATTAGATGCTCCTTTGAATATTCTTAGTCTGCGATCGTACACCTTAGAGTTCCTTCCGTGATAACCACTTATAGTGGCGTTTACCAGATTGGTTATTAAATACCTTGATACTGTTTGCATAATACATATTTAACAGTATTTATTGATAGACTATGAATGACATTTTTGAAAAATTAGGTAAAAAATTCCCTTTTTTATCGCTTGTACAAAAGGGTGAGTTCGAATATGTTGGTATTATACAGAATCAAGATATCAATGTAATCAGCCTATATGACTACAATAGACTCACTGATGCAGTTCACAAGGAAGAGTTTTTGCGTTTAGGTGAAGTTTGGTGGTGGGAATCTAATAGAAAATTACCAATAAACATTTTCTTGAAACAAGATTTCAAAGCATTCAAATATGCATTAACGACTCTAAATGGAAAAGATGTTAAAATATCACATGGTCCAACTGTGCGACTCTCAGATATTTCGAAGAAACGGGTGAAAAGACGTACTATACAATTAATGCGGAAACCTATTTAATCTTCTTGCTTTTCAATATACTTTTTAAAATATATCGTTAAAGGATTGTCTGGCTGATAGCCATATGGTTCCTTTTTTGAAGCGGAGTTTCTTTTAGTACGTGTTTTGGATTTTTTCTTTTTAGTTTTTTGATGGTGCATCAAAACTATATTTATCACGTGCTATCAAATTTAACTGGACAACGATTGCGTGAGCATAGGCTATTGCGTGTGACTTCTTAAAAAAATATGATCCATCGGACGGCTTCGTCCATACTTCTTTTAATATATCTAGCCAATCCTTATACATCAAGTGTCTTTTGGCAGGACGTATGATTGCTAATACAGCCGCAAGTTGTTCAATGTTTTTGGGTTCGAGTTTTGATACAATATTATAATGGCCATTTAGGTGAAAAAGGTTTTCTACTATTTTGGGATCTTTCAACATATCCCAATCTGGTTCTTGTATCATTAGTTCAACAAGTTCTTTTTCTGATTTAATATCTTTGTAGATGTTAACATTCAATAAATCAATTTTAAAATATCCTCGTTCGTCTGCTTTTTTATAATCTAAACTTGAATGTTTTGTAGATGGATTAACTGGAATGTCATGGAAGTAAATTCCAGTTTTATGTTTTTCGTGCATTTCATCTTTTATAATAGTTGCCGGAGTATGTTTAAACAATGATAATACTCCATCTCTATCGTAAAAATCTATATCTACATCAGGCATTAGTGTATGCTACCTTTCAATTTCTTTTCATTCCATTTAATAAATTCTTCTTTTGTGCCAGGTTTTAAAATTTCTAATACTTTAAGTAATTTGTGATAGCCAACACTATTTTTTACTTTAGGATTCATGTCAGGCATACAAACTTTTCCAATGTCGCCATTGTGTTTAATGTGTAGTATCATATCTCCATCTTCAAGATCAAAATCTAATTCATCATCTATTTCAACTTTTACTCTACTCAATTCTTGCTCCTTTAACTGTTTCCTGTACAAACAAATGATCAGCAGGATATTGTTTAAATTTCATTTTCCAATAGTCGGGTTTAATAAATCTTTCAACCATATCTAATTGTTCGTCACTAAACGATTGTAACATTTTTTGACCTGCAACACAACCAAGAACAAGCCACGGAGACATTTTTCCGTTCTGAATATGTTGAACTGCTCTCGTTGTGTTTACTAATCTAAAGTAATCAGACCATTGTGCATTTTGTTCGTCGGCCCAATCCATCATTGTTGTGATTGATCTTTGTATAGCAGATTCGACAGGTTCAACCTTTAGTGTGTCAACGAGATAAGCCTCATATAAATCTTCTCTGGCCCAGTGATCTAATTTAATTTTTGATAGTATAACGTAGTCAATATATTTTTCAGGATATATTGGATGTATATGCATCATGAATCTGCCAAACTTTACAAATGCATTATAAAAAGCAGATTTACAAAATTCATCATATGTTTTAGTTTTATGATTTTTTTGATGTATTTCATAAAATCGTTGAAATACTATAAAGCCATTCTGCACCCATTTTTCATTTTTTTGTAGATGTCTTCTTTTAGGTTCACACATATGAACCTGTAATGTTCTTTCTCTTGTGAATTCCTTACCACAATAAGGACATTTAAATTTAGTTGATTCCATGCTCTTCTAATAATTCTTCAAATTCTTTATCGGTTATAATCTTATCGAGTGTTTCAAGATCCGATTCTTTCATATTTGGATATATTGTCAGCAACTGTTTTAATGTTTTATTTTGTACCCTTTTCATTGGTTTGATCCAAGGATGAAATTGTTGCTGTAATGCACCACACATTGATGTTAGTATCCAACATAATTTTTTGTGTTTACTTGATAACGTGAAAAGATTTTTATTCACACATTCATTAATCATCTCTACGTGGTGTTCAACAAAAAATTGATCTTTCGAGGATACACTTGAAGCATATCTCATAAGCATAAAAGGAGAATATAATGATCGCTCATGGTCATCTATTCTGTCATAGTAATCTTTGTTTCGGAAATCAACTGCTTTGAGCCCGTTCCTAAGTTCAAAAAATTTCCTCTTCTGTTTTATTTCTTTGTTCATAAGTTAGTAAAAATAGTATAGCATGATTTCTATTGTTAAAGCGAATGGTAATTTCTCCTTCTTTAATTATTGTTTTATAGACATCGTAATTATGGTTATGAAAATGTTCTAATAAATCCTGATACCATTGTCCTCTATCAAGCCAAAGCGGAACCTCTTTATCGTTGTGATCAGGAATGAGAGAGCAAGGAGCAGATATAGTAACAGACTGTCCTTTGCGTGTTCCTACCATACTTCACTGTAATCGATAAGTTCACACTGCCTAGAAATATCTTTTACAAAATATGCACACTGTGGTTTAGGTTTATTTTCTAAAGGTACACATAATATTTGTCCAGATTTAATTTTTGGAAAGTACCATTTTACTTCTTGATAGATATCTACGATATCAACGTTATCAAATTCAGGTTTATTGCTTGATAGTGGATTGAACAAGAATGCATCAAAGCCTCTGTCATTTAAACTTGTTATAGGTAGTACGTGAAGTTCTCCTTGCTCTGCTTCACCAACAACCATTTTCCAATCCAATGGCATCTTAATTTTGTATTTGCCTATTTGCAATACTGCCGCCGGGGCATTGAAACTTTCTAAAAATATAAGTGGTATAAAAAAATGATCTGGATCCTCAGGATTTGAATTATCAAGTACAGAGAATCTTAAAGAGTCGTCAACATATTCAGGTATCTTTTCTATATTATAAGATATATTATCTAGTGTAAGGATTTTCATAATCTATTTTTTCTATATTATACGGATAATTTGCCTCTTTGTAAAACTTTTTTCTTTGTGTTAGATGTCTTTTTGCAAACTTACAACTGCTTGTAATATCCCAGATTTGCACGTGATCTTTGTCTTCTGCTTTACGTATGCCTCTTCCTATACTTTGTATCACACGAACAAAGGACTTACCAGGTTCAATAAGAACAAGATTGAATATCCTAGGAATGTTAATACCAACAGATGCAACTCCATACGTAGCAATAATAATTTTACTTTGTGCTGTAGACACTTCATCGTAATGTTCTTTCCTTTCTGTATTTTTAGTTGACCCTGATATAAACACAGAGTCTTTAAGTTTTTTTTGTAATATTTGTCCGGCCGATATTCTATCAACTAGTATAAGTGTATTTCCTGAACTTGAAATATCTTTTATTGTTTGTGCTATCCAAGTCATTCTATTGCTGTCCGTAGTTAGCCATTTCAATTCTTCTTGATAATTCTTAAACATAGGATGATCCTGTGTCTGTAAAACATTTACGTTACATTGTGCAAGTACTCCTTTGTCTTGTAAATCTTTTGCAGGTATTCTATTTGTAACTTCTCCAAGTGAACATTTGATTCCCATAAATTCATATTCTTCTTTTGGTACTGTACCTGTAAGTCCCCAACGTATACCACAATGTGCAAAAGCACCTGTTAATAATCTTTTTAAAACATCTGCCTTTGCCATATGTACTTCGTCGATAATAATTGTATTAATACCTTCGCAAAATTCTTTGAACTCTGTGCTATGTTCGTTCTTTGCTCTCTTTTCTAATACATTCAAACTTTGCCAAGTTGCTATTGTATTATATCTTCCAACTTCTTTTCGGTCACCGTAATATACACCTGTGTCTAGGTTACAAGCAAGAAAGTCTTCTTCTGTTTGTGTGACAAGACTTTTATTTGGAACAATAGTCAGTGTGCGTCCATATGGTTCGACTAGTTGGCACAGTGCCGCTGTAATAATAGTCTTACCTGCGCCGGTGGCGATCTCTTGTATGCTTTGTGGGTTTTCAATAAATTTGTTTATTGTTTCCACTTGATAATCTCTTAATTCTATCGGCTGTCCTGCTATTGGATGATTAGTAGGCCAATTAATATGTGATAGATAATTTTTATCAATAGAATTAAATTCAAAATTATGTTTAGTTCTTCTATCCTCTAATTCAACATATACTCCGCCCGCTTCGAGTATTGGTAATATTTCATTTACTAAATTGAGATATGTTGACCCTCCCATTTGAAAGAATGCAATTTTGCCGTCCCATCTTCCTAATTTAACCGCAGGTAGATGAAATGCATATGGTATTTGATACTTAAATTTATTAACTAATTTTTG